CTTCGTTGTGGGAAGTTTCTTCTCAATGGCGGCAACAGCTGGTTTTAGATCGGTCGCAAGATCGGCAATTAGTTTGTCAACTTCCTGGGTGATTGGCTTGATCGTTGTCATGACATTTCCTTGCATTCTATGTTAACCGATGACCATCATCAGGAGCGGCGATACCGCTCGACGGCGCATTTGCGCGCCGTTTCGGTCTTCAACGCCCGCATATTTCAGCGCATTGGTCTTCATACATGCGGTCAAGATCAACAAATCCGGGATCATTGGATTGCGGGGGCGCCAGCTTTTTCTTGATCCAATAGTTGAAGGTTGAGACGGCATGTGCGAAGGTGTCGATCGGGAAATGCTCTTTGAACGTGAGCGCAACCATGCACCAATCGCAGTCTTCTTCGAACCAGCCGTTAAGGCCTTGTTTGTTGAAACTGGCGTGCTGCCAGTCTTCTGGGATTAACGCGCGCCTATCCTCGGTCAGATAAAATCCGCCGTGGCTTGGCGTGCTAACCTGAAATATCCCCGGAGCGATGAATTCGACGTGATCTGCATTGCCCCATGGGGTAGAAGAACCTACGGTAATTGAGCGATCTTTTGTCATGATACATCCTCGCATGTTGCCGGCCAGCCATTGGCCGATGAAAATAACCTAGGCTAAAATAGGTGGAATTGCAAATTAATTCTACATCTTTTCACATCACAAATTATTACAGCGCAAGCCCTTGAAACACCGCTTGCATTTCGTCGCTAAACGGACCTATGATGATTTGCTCGCCGCGCCGCTGGTCGAACCATAGGACGATTCGGTGCTGCGCGTGCCGTTGAGGCGTCAGTGCCGGGCGGCAAATAGGACAGCAATATTGTCCTAAGTGCGGAGCCGTGAACCATTTCCGGTGATTCGATGCCATCACGCTCACAAGCGCAGGCACGATTGATGGCTGCAGCCGCGCATGGTTGCACCGCGCCATGACAGGCAAAAAGCGCCCCAAAAAATAACGCGGGACGAAAAAATTAATATCTAACGATTGCAATAGCTTGCAACGATGATGGCCGTTAGGAAAAAATATGGGCAATCCGCTCGGCATCAATGGCAAGATCAATGGGAAGCTGCGCAAATCAAATGAGCGGCCGTTTCGCACCGCGCTCATGCTCGCGCTTGCGGAATTCGGGCCAAAAGACTTAGCCCTGCGGGATCTGGCCGGCGTATTGCTCCACAAAGCTAGGCAGGGCGATATGATAGCAATGCAAATGCTGTTTGATCGGATCGACGGCAAAATCCCTCAACCTCACGGCGATGGCCCACAAGCGCCGGCCAGATTGCAGATCACTTGGCGCATGCCAGACTTGGCAGCCGCCCTCCAAGGAGCAGCACCAATGATCGATCTCACACCCGACATCCCAGCCATCGATGATGACGAAACCCCCGACATTGACAGCCCTGCAGCGCCCGCGCCAACAATCGAGAACATTGACACGCCAGGGCTACCTGATCCGCCCGCAGCAATAGTCGACGAACTCACGATTGTTCAGCCATCACCAGACGATAAGGCAATCAATGCCGCACGTGATGTCGAAATGGCTGTACTCAACGCGCAATGGCTGAAGCATCCCGATAATCCGAATAGACAGTTAGTAGATAAATAGGCCGCGCACGATATTCATCCTACCCCTCATTCCACCGATCGCGCCTGAAACATCAACGATATCAGCGCTTGGTTCGCCTGATCCTGCGCATCCATATTTGGGGACAGATATGGGGACAGAATGTCAATACCAAAATATAATACAACGATATCAATGGCTTGCGCGATAGCATGGCGGATAGCGCCTCCGCCATACCCCCCCCAGCGCCACCTTTCGCACCCCCCCCGTGGGGCTTCTGAAATCAACCCTTTACCCGCGCTCGTGCTACGCATATGTGTTTCCATCTCTCCCTACCCCTAATTTTCCCAATTTTTTTGCAGATTTTTTGTAGACACTACATTGTATTAGTCTAACTAGTGTGTTAGTCTTACTGCATGGAAAAGCCGAAATGCCGACTTTGCGGGGAGCGCCATTGGCTGTGCGATGGGTGTCCGACTTTCTCGCCCGCTGCAGGCTTGGCGAAGGCGGATGTGGCGCCTGTAGGTGGCGATATTCGTGGTCCGGTTGTTGCGCCTATTCCGAAGGCATTGAAGTTTGATCGGACGGCGTATCAGCGGGAGTATATGCGGCGGTGGCGGGCTGGGAGGGCTGGGAGTGAAGGTTAAGAGGACGCGGAAGTACCCATGGTATCCTGTTCTTAAAGGACAACGGAGGCGGGCTGCGTTGATTGTCGGTCCGAAGGAGCAGTTTCCGCAGTTTCGTAATTTTTACGCCAAGTACGGGCACAATCCGATGACGGACGATATTGAGACGGAAATTGTCTATATTCAGACCCACATGCCTTGGAACAAACCTGACCGGCTGAGATTGTAAATCATTGATATTCATATGGAAGATCAAATCGTAATTTCTCCTGAAGCTCTTTTGTCGTTTGAGAGTTTTTTTCTTGATTGGCTGAGCCGGAACCAAGAAGAAATAGAGGCTGGAGCGGCAGGAAACTTGAAAGAACTGGCGGCGTTGTGCGCCTTATGGGCAAGAGCCACTTTGATAATAAAGACAGCGGTTGAGAAAGGATATCAATCGTAATATGGTATTTCAGACTCAGACGCTTCCGATTGAGATAGCCTACACGCCACGGGTACAGTTTATTCCGTATCATTTGCGGAAGCAGCGGTTTTCCTGTCTGGTGTGCCACCGGCGGGCGGGCAAGACGGTGGCCTGCATACAGGATTTGCAGCGCGCGGCGCTGGATTGCACGAAAGTGCGGCCGCGATTTGCCTATGTGGCGCCGTATCTGAAGCAAAGCAAGGCGGTGGCCTGGGATTATCTCAAGGACGCCATGTCGCCGCTGGTCAAACATGGCGCGACGGTGAACGAGAGCGAGTTGCGGGTGGATTACCCGAACGGCGCCCAGGTGAGGCTGTTCGGGGCCGACAACATGGAGGCGTTGCGGGGAATTTACCTGGACGGGATCGTGCTGGATGAGAACGCCGACATGGACCCTCGGGTCTGGTCGGAAGTCATCCGGCCGGCGCTATCGGACCGCAAGGGTTGGGCAACGTTCATTGGAACGCCCAAGGGCCGGAATGCATTCTACGAGCTGTATATGCGAGCCAAGGACGATCCGACCTGGTTTTCGCTCATGCTCCGTGCGTCGGAAACCGGACTGATCGATCCCGAGGAGCTGACGCTTGCGCGCGAGGACTTGTCCGAAGATCAGTACATGCAGGAGTTCGAGTGTAACTTCGACGGCGCCACGCCGGGGGCCTACTACGGCAAGCTGATGGCAAAGGCCGAGCTGGAAGGCCGTATTACCGCAGTGCCCTACGATACCGCGGCTCAAGTGTGGACGGCCTGGGATTTGGGCATGCGAGACGCCACCGCCATCTGGTTCTTTCAGCCGATCGGCAAGGGCGAGGTGCGCTGCATCGATTACTACGAGAGTTCCGGCGTTGACCTCAATCACTATGTCAAACTCATCCGGGACAAGGATTACATCTACGGCGGGCATATCCTGCCCTTCGATATCCAGGTCAAGGAAATGGGCACCGGCAAGACCCGCCTGGAAGTGCTGGAAAGCCTCGGCCTGCGCGGTAACATCGATATCTGCCCGCAACACCGCGTCGAGGACGGCATCAATGGCGTGCGCACCTTCCTGCCGCGCTGCTGGTTCGACGCCAAGAAATGCAAACGCGGTATCGACGCGCTCCGGCAGTATAGATCGGAATACTCCGACAAACTGAGGGCATTGCGCGCAAGCCCATTACACAATTGGTGCTCGCATTCCGCCGACGCCTTCCGCTATGGCGCCATGACGCTGGACAAGCGAGTCAATCGCAGCGCATTCCAGCGCAAGCTTAACTATCCGCAGATCGGAATCGTCTGATGGACCCATTTTCCATACTCATGGGATTGCTCAGTGGCGGCGGCGGTATGGGCGGCGGCGGATCGCCGTTGACCGGCGGTGGGCCGTCCTCGATCTTCGATCAAATGGCAAGCCCGTTCCAGCCTCCGCAGCAGCCGGGTCAGCCGCTCGATATCGGCTCGGCCTCCGGCGGCGCACCGAATCTCACATCCCAAATGCCGCAGAGCTTGCAGAATTGGCTCAATCGTCCGCAGCAAAGCCAGCCGCAACAGCAATTCCCGCAGTCGCAAATCTCCCCGGTACAGTGGATGCAAGCCTTCCGCCCGCCGCAGTTCAGAATACCGCAATAATCATGAATATCTCCCTAATCCAGCCCGCAAATCAATGGGCGGCAATCATGATCCACACGGTCATGGACCGGGTATGCCATCCGGCATCCCCCTTCGCTCTGATTGTGCCAAACCTCACCAAAGACGAAATGTGCGACACCTTTCTGCGGAATATGCTGCTCGATGTCATCCCAGCGGGTAACTGCTGATGCCGAAGATGAAACTCGATACGCTCAAAGCCATCCTGGCCGCCGAACGATCCTCGGCGCTCGCCTCGCTCTCATCATCGAAACTGACCAAAGACCGTGCCGACGCCATGGACTACTACTATGGCGACATGACCACGGCGCTGCCGACCGAAATCGGCAGATCGCAGGCCGTCTCCACCGATGTCCAGGATACGGTCGAAGGCCTGATGCCGCAATTAATGGATATCTTCGCGGGTTCCGAGGAAGTCGTGCGGTTTCTCCCCACCAGCCCCGACGATATCGAAGCCGCCGAACAGGAATCCGATTACGTCAACCACGTGTTTCTCAAACACGGTGGATTCCTGACACTCTATTCCATGATTAAAGACGCGCTGCTCTCGAAAACCGGCCTGGTGAAAGTGTCGTGGCGCGAGGAAAAATACCGGCGCAAGGAAACCTATCTCGATCAGGACGACGAAACCTTCAAATACCTGTCCACCCTGCCCGACGCCGAACCGGTCGAACACACGGAAAAACCCGATCCGAATGTTTCACGTGAAACAATCGGCCCGCCCGCCATGTCACCGCCCGCCATGCTGCACGACGTCACCCTGCTGTTTAAGGAAACACGCGGCTATCCGCTGTGCGAGCCGGTCCCGCCGGAAGAATTCGGCATCTCGCGCAACGCCCGCGGCATCAAGGACGCCGGCTATACATTCCACGAAGTGCAGAAAACCCAGGCCGAGCTGATCGAGCAAGGCTACGATAAGAAGCAGATCGAGGCGCTGCCAAGCTGGACCGATGTTGCCAAGACCGAAAGCACGTCGCGCGATACCGTCGATGAATCCATGGTCGGAAGCGACGATATCAACAAAGCCAATCGTACCGTCATGGTTACAGAGCACTATCCCGTGCTCGATTACGAAGGCGACGGCGATGCCCGGCTCTACCGCATCACGACCGGCGGCGAGAGTGGCGAAATCCTCAAACGCGACGGCAAGGAGGATATCGTCGAATGGGACGAGCAGCCGTTCGCCGCCATCACCCCCGTCATCGTGACCCATCGGTTCTGGGGCCGCTCCGTCGCCGACCTGGTAATGGATATCCAGCGCATCAAAACCGCGCTGCTGCGATCCTTGCTCGATAATGCCTATCTCGCCAACAACCCGCGTACCGAAATCTCCGAAAGCCACGCTAGCGAAAATACCATCGATGATTTGCTGGTCTCGCGTCCCAGCGGCGTGGTGCGTACCCGCCAGCCGGGCGGATTGAATACGCTGACCACCCCGCCGATCGGCGGCCATGTGTTTCCCATGATCGAATACATGGACGCCACCCGCGAATGGCGCACCGGCGTCACCCGCCAGGGCCAGGGCATCGACGCCAACGTGCTGCAAAATCAGTCCGCCACCGCAACCGTGCAGGCCTTCAACGCAAGCCAGGCCCGCGCCAAGCTGATCGCCCGCATCTTCGCGGAAACCGGCATCAAGGACATGTTCACCTTGCTGCACGCCGTCATCCGCAAGAACGGCTCCAAAGCCGAAACCGTCCGGTTGCGCGGCAAATGGGTGCAGGTCGATCCGCGTCACTGGCGCGAACGTAACGACATGACTGTCAGCGTCGGCCTGGGAACCGGCGGCAAGGCCGAACGGCTGCAAAATCACATGCTGATCGTGCAGGCACAGACCTCCGCCTTGCAAGCCGGCCTGACGAATCTCGTCAGCCAATCGAATTTGTTTAATTCCGCCAAACACTTGGTGACGCTCACCGGCAACAAGAACGTCGAGGAATTCTTCACCGATCCCGCAACGCAGCCGCCGCTGCAACCCAAGCCCGACCCCAAAATGCTGGAACTGCAAGCCAAGAACGAAATCGAGAAAACCCAGGCCGCCGCCGATATCGCCACCACCAACCGCAAGGTGGAAGCCGAAATCGCGCTGGCCCAGCAGAAGTTCGCTTTTGAACGCGAAGCCATGCAGGCGGAGTTTCAGTTGAAAATCGCCGAAATGAACGCCGAACTGCAAATCGAGCGGGAGAAGAACCAGTCCGACATGGCAATGAAAACCCAAGCCCACCATCAACAGATGGAGCTAGAGGAGAAGAAGGCCAATGGACATGCCACTATTGTTACCTCGCCAGATGGTTCAACCCATGTCATCCCCAGCAAAAATCAAAACGACAAGATCGCTAAGCTCGATCCGATTTTGAAGGAGATCGCCGAACATATGAGACATGCCAACATGCCAAAACGCATCGTGCGCGACAAGAACAATAGGGTTTCTCATTTGGAAGTCGTGCAATAGCTATGGCCCGTCTCTGTATCCGCATATTATCTAACGATCATCCCAGCGATGCCAGCCTCACGCCCATGCGGACCAACCTGGGCGATGTGGTGAGCGTCCACGATGACGATCATGTCTTCAGCTTTGCTGAACTTAATTGCGGGCACTATCGGATCATTGATCTCCCCGGCGTACCAGAAATGGATCTCTTGTCTCTCGTCGAATCGAAAAAGGATGTCGACGGTCGAATGATTGCAAGGCGGTTAGTCGGACTAGATACCAATATCTTGAAATCTGCACCGTGGGTTGGAAAGACTACCGCGACTAAGACACAGATAGATGCTATTACTGTGGTGAAGGTGTAATGCCAGTCACCGTCGTCAAAACCATCGGTTCTACGGGTATATTCTCGACGCCGCAACTTTTTGAGGACGGCGCTCCGGCTGATCTGACGACATCCGAAAAATCATCCGCTGGCACGTTCCTAGTCGCATCGTTCACGCAGGGCGAGAGCCTTAGCTTCATCGGCTCCGGTGCAACAGGAAAGTTTCTCGATACCGATAGCACCGGACCTGGAAACGGCACCTATGTCACCTATGGATTGACTGCCGGCAACGTCGCCACGAGCGATGTCTGCACTGGCGGAAGCAGCGGTGCGACGTGCGTGATTTCCAGCGGCACACCTGACGACACCGGAGTGGTCTGGAGAGGGGAGTGTCAGAATCAGGAGTTTAGTGGCGCATCGACAATGGTCGATATTGTTGGGTCTGGCTCATCCTCAACGGCTTACAAACACTTAACGACTGTAGCGGGTGCCTCATTTCGCGATCATGCTGACGCTCAAACTAATCCGCTTCGGTACGATGCAACAAAAGGTTGTGGAATCACACAGTCTGGTGCTAGTGTGATGACTGTTTGGTTGCAAGAAAATTTTAGTAGAGCATCAAAGCTACAATGTGCGGCGACAGGATCAGATGCACGTGGGTTGGTCATATATCCCGGCGATAATGTACGTATTGATAATCAAATTATTGAAGGTACGTCAACAAGTTTCGGCGCTCTCGATGTAGCCAAAGATGGTGCCACCGCAACTCGGACTGTTACAAATACGATTGTTATCCAGCGCGTATCTGCGGCAAACGCAATTGTACGCACATTGAACGACACCTCAAGTTTCTATAACTGTACCTTTGTTGCCCCAGACGATCTTGCAACCGCCCCAACCGCAGTCTTTAGTACCGATGCAGCAGGGACTATTGTCGTACAGAATTGTGGACTATTTGCCGGCGACAGCACCAAGGCAATCAAGTCTGGCACAGGAACCCCTACTTTCACCACCTGCTACTCCGACATTTCCGGTACTGCTGGTGTCACGCAGACCACCTACGCCAACGAGTTCCAGAACGTCAACGATGCGACGAGAGACTTCCGCCTCGTCACTGGCGCGGCGCAGAAAGACACCGGCACCACGGACGCCACCAATGCCGCCAACGATATCGTCGGAACTGCGCGACCGTCGGGCGCAGCCTACGACGTGGGAGCTTGGGAGTTTGTGGCGGCTGCCGCCGTCACCTATTCCATGATGGGCCAGGAGTCGATGTAATGGCCACCTGGTATCCGCTCAATAGCTGTCCTGGACAGCCAGCGCAGGCTTGTGAAATCGAGTGTGACGGCGCCGGGCTGGCGTTGCGGAAATTCAACCGGCTGTGTCCGTTTCATGCCGCCCAGCGCGGGCAACTGGCAGGCGACGGCGAACTCTACGATGTGCTGGTGCAGGGCGAGCGAGTGCGCGAGGCGGCGCGCTGGGCGGTAAAGCTCGAACTTAAGCTCGACAAGGAACACCCCGGCGTCCCGTTTACCGTCGGGCAGGACGGGAACTTCACGCTCGACCTCGATGCGCTCGGCTTGCCGCTGACGGTGGCCGACAAGGCGCGTGCCCAAGCCGCAGCGCAAGCTGCCGTCGCACAAGTCCGCCGTCCGCCCGGCGTCCGCACTATCGCGGTGCTCTGATGGGCAAGGCGCTGCACGTCTGGGCCAACGATCAGGCATCCCTCGCCACCGCCACAGAAGCCTTCATCTGCGCGGGCGGTGTCTCCACGACCGAAGCCGACGCCCAGGCGCAATTCCGGCAAGCCGGGACGTTCTCGCTGCTCGGCCGCAGAAATCTCGGCGGCAACGGCACCAACACCGTCCAGCTTCGTGTCGCTGGCGGCAATGGCAACAACGTCACAGCTGCCGCCGGGACCGGATGGCTGCAAGACGATGCAAATTCCGACGTCATCGCCGCTAATACGCTGGTCAACCTCGCCTTCATCGATACCGGCACCAGCCCCACCTACGGCGCCGTCAAGGTGGTTTTCGCCGCTTCCGGCGATCACTGCGCCTACCAAGGGAGCGGCGGACCGGCCACGGTCTACGACCTGCAAAGCACCACGCAGTTCATCCGCTTCGCCGGAAACCATGTCGTCGATGGCGAGGCGACGCGCGCAAACTGTCAGTTCAAGGCGCGTCCCGGCGGCACGATGCGTGCCTTCCAGGTCAATATCTCGGCCAACGCGCGCACCAACAATTCCGTCTTTGCCAGCGATATCGCCGGCGCCAGCGGCAATTCTTCAATCACCTTCGCCGCCGGTGTCACCGGCCTTGTCGTCGAAGACGATGGCGTTACCGATACGATCGCCGACGGCGCGCTCTATTGCGCCAGCATAACGCTCTTGACCGGATTGGAGGATCTGGCGGTCCGGCTGGTTGCCTGCGCGATAACAAACGCCAGCACGGACGCGAGCGACCTTGCCTGCAAGGTCAGCAACGCGCGCGCCGCCAATGCAAACGCGCATTACTGGCCACTCGGCGGCTGGCAGGCGACCGTCAACGAAACGACGGAAGCCGATGTCGCGCTGAAATCCGGCTTCGCCGCGACCGCCAGAAATTTGCGTGTCTATCTCTCCGCCAACACCTACACAGTGGATGCGCAGCTAACCTTCCGCGTTGCCGCCGCCGACAGAATCACCGTGACGCTGACCGCTTCGGGCGGCGCCGGATGGTACGAGAACACAGTCGATAGCTGCGTATTTCTCGCGACGGAAGACATATCCTACAAGATCGTCGGCGGCAGCTCCGGCTCAATCACCATCGAAAACATCATGGTAACAATCCAGGATGCTCCTACCCTGTTCGCTCAAAGCATCATGTGAGGTTTCATGCGATCCAAACGCGCGCAGGAAGGCGTCATCCTGATCGATCACCGCGCCTCGCCGGGCATCAGCCAGGAATTCATCAAGGCCAATAATCTCGACGCCCCGGCCGTCGGTGCCGGAGCGGTGTTTGAATCCGCGCTGCTCGAATGCCATAGCTGCGGCACCGATATAATCCTCAATCCCAATCGCTCCCGGCCGAGGGAGTGGTGCATGGAACACGACGCCTATCTCTGCGATAGGTGCGCGCTCATGCGTCGCGTAACCGGCTCTTGCACTCCCATGTGGAAGAAAATCGAAGAACTGTTCAAACGCCTGTCCAAACCTTAGAAAGGAAATATCATGTCAACCTATATGTTCGGTGTCGGCACCATCACTCCGGGAGCGGGAACCGCCGACGCCACCAACCTGACGGCCAATACCTACATGGAACTGATCGGCGGCAC